GCCAGTGAGCGTCTCGCCCTCGGCCTCCAGGCGGCGGCGTACTTGCGCAAGGACAGCGGCCGACGTCTGCGCTTGTCGCCGAACAAGTGAGTCTTCTCCTGGCATCGTGTCGAGAGACAAGAGGATACGAAGAAGGTCGCGCTCGAGCGCTTGCTCAAGCCGTCGCAGATCTTCTACGGCCGCATCGGCGACGACGCCAGCCGCGTCGGCTCCGCTCATGTCTCCTCGCCTTCATCCTCGCCCTCGGGCTCCACCGTCGTCTCACGCCTCGAAGTGAACGGCGACCCCGCGAGCGCGCCGGGCAGAGACACTTGCGGCGCCTTGGCTTCGGCGAGCTGGTCGAGGTACGCCTCAGCCGAGGCGCGGTCGGCGCTGAGCCCCAGCATCACGCGAGCGTCGACGTCGTCGTTAAGGCCCGCATCTTTGAGCGCAAGCACGCGCTCTTGCTTCTCGCTATCCGCCTCGTAGGTCTTTGCAGTCGCGAACGTGACTTGCGGTTTGACGGTGCCGAAATCGCTTGGTGACGACGGGTCGAAGAGTTGCAGCACATCGAGCACGATCGGGAGTAGCTGGCCTTCCTCGAACGCCTTGAAGATGGGCCGCGACTCAGCGACACGCTGGTCATGCGGTGCATTGGCGATCATGCGTGACACGCCCGACTGAGGCGAGCCCGGCTCGACGGCGTAGGCGTCGGGCGAGTTGCCGCGAGAGACGCCGAGCTCTTGCAGGTCGCGTGTCGCGCTGGCCTCGATAGCGGCATGGTCCGCGCCCGCGGTCTGTGCCTGTAGGGACTCGCCAGAGCCAATCTGGAGCACCACGCCGGGTCCGCCGATAAGTTCCTGGGTCTCACGCGTGAGGCCGCTGTAGACCCACGTCGCATGGGCCTGCATGTCGACGACGTGCTGACGATTCGAGCGGCTCACGTTGAGCCTGTCGACGTTGACGATGACATCGCGATCGGGGCTCGGCCAGATGCCGCCAGCGCCGGGCTCGAGGCGCAAGAAAGCGCCGGGGAATCGGCCCTCGTATGCCTCGCTCGCCGTCGCGATCTTGCCGTCCTCGCTCACACGTCGATGTGTCCAGCCACCAAACGAGACGAGGTTTCCGAGGTCGTCCTCGGTGAATTCACGCGACCACACCCACCACAACGGCGACGCCTCCGACGACGAGGCTTGCCGGATAGCACAGAGCCAAAGCGCGTCAGGGTCATCGGGCGCCGATGGGTGCGCAAGCGTGACGACGTCGTGGGGCCAGTAGATTTGACAGACCATCTTGCCTGCGTCGTCGGCGCCGATGCGCCGCCAACCGACAAGCGCGAATGCGGCGCGCACGCCAGCGTGGCACCGACGCTCCATCTCGGGCATGACGACGTCGATGGCGCATTGTGCGAGCGCCTTGCGAAACGAAAGCAGCCGCTCGTCGTCTTCGTCGAGGGCCTCGGCGTCGTCGTCGTCATTGACGAGCGTTCTGTCAGCGGCGACAGCGTAGACGCCCGAGTCTTGGCGCGCGAAGAAGCGCAGCCAGTTGACCGGGTCGATCGGCAGTTGCTGATACGTCGACGGGTACGAGCGTTTGAGGGCATCGCGCACGATCGCGACTTGGTCGCCGCTGTAGCGGACAGCGAGGCCCTTGACGACGGTGTCGTAGTCAGCGGGCCGGGTCTTGCGCCCGGCATCGAGCAAGGCCCGGAGCTGGTCTGGTACCCATGCGCCCGCTTGCTGGCGGATGGTCTCGATGATTGCGTCTGAGGCGGTGCCGAGGGAAAGCATGCCGCAGCGTAGCGCGTTGCGCGTTGCGCCGCTACACCCGGCCCCACTCGTCTGTCAAGGCGTCCCATGGCCCGCTCTGGTTCGCTCTGGGCCTATGGACTGGCCACTGCCAGTGACAGAGGTAGCCGAGGGCGTCGACGCCGTGATCGATGTCGCCGCGCTTCTCGGGCTCGCCATTTTTGTCGAGGGCCTGCGTCTCGAGCGCGCGCGTCAGCACCGGGGCAGCCGTGGCGTCGACGGTGACGCGGCGATCGCGGAACAGGACGTTGAGTGTATTGATGCGGTCCTTCACCGGCGGGTTGTGTGTGCCATGGATCGGCCTGAACCCGGCTTGAGTCAGTAGCGCGACGTCGCTCTTCGTCGACGTGGAACGCAACGCGGTACCGCTGGCGTCGACGTAGGCTTGCAGCCGCATCTGGTAGACGTCGTCGCGTGTGTAGTGGCGCCCTCGCGTGCGTGTGAGGTACGCCGCGATCCACTGCGCCACACGCTCGGCGTGTTCGTCTGTCGTCGTGCCGCCCTCTCTGATCACCTCGCCGACGACGTGAGTTGTGCGAGCCGCTTGGTCTGTCTCGACGACGAGCCAATGCATGAATCTCACGTTGAAGTCGCACGCGATCTGAATCGTGCCGCGCTTGACGACGGGCGACACGCAATGCACGCGCCGCTCGAAGCGCCCGTAGACACGCCCGCCCTTGGCGGTGCGCTGGCCGTCGAGTTTCTCCGTCGCCATCGAATCGTCCATCCGCGAGCGCATCGATTCCACGTATCCGCTCGACAGATAGCTATTTGACGACGTCGTGACCGACCATTGCCGCACGTCGGGGCTCGGCTTTGCCAAGACCATCTCGTAGGCAGGACCGTAGCCTTCAGGCGTGCCGGTAAGGACGATCTGTTGACACGGCCCCATCGAGACGCGCGCCATGGCCGTCGTGAGTGCCTCGACGTCGCAAAGCTCCCACTCATCGACGAGGAGCCCGCCAGCGGTGATTCCTTCGAGCGACCTCGGCTCATCGGCTGAGCGACACAGCACCTCGACTTGATGGCGCTTGCCGATGGTGAGGATCTTGTCGGTCTTGTGCCATGTGTAGGGCAGCTTCCAGCTCTCGAGCATGCGCCGCGCCGTCGCAACGAAGACGTCGACGACCATGCGGTAGGTGGGCTCGACGACTAATATTGGGTATCCACCCGATCGAAAAGCCATGTCGACGACGGCCGCGACGCCGGCCACCGTCTTGCCCGATCGGTAGCCGCCCGAGAGGATGCGGATCTTGCTTTGCCGATCCGACACGAGCTCGAGCTGGTGAGGCAGCAGGCCAGCAGGTCCGCGCGCGATATTCGGCACGTGCGCTATTTCCGCTCGCTCGGGGTCACGATCGCCGGGGTCCAGTCGACCACGTCGACGGTATCGGCCGCGTCGACGGCCACACGTCCGGGCGGACCGTAGCGGGCCGGATCGAGCGCGGCGAGCATCGCGAGGATCGCGGCACGGTCGCCGTCGTCGGCGAGCTGGCCGAGGCGGTGCTCGAGCTCGGCGACGGTCGGGGCCTTGGGTGGCACCGTCGGCTCGCCGGATGGCTCGGGCTGCCATTGCGCATGCGGCGCTAGGGCATGGCCTAGCAGGTACTCGCGACACCGTGCGCGGAGCTCTGGGGTCGCCTCAGCGATGAGCCCGAGCACGCGATCGTCGACGTCGTGACCGTGTTCGACGGCGGCTTCTGGACGTGCGACACCGATCGCGAGGTGGACGCGTAGCAGCTCGTCGACGGAGCCGCGGAGCCAAGCGGGGAGCCGATAGCGCCCCGCCTGCTTGCCGGATTGCGGCTTGCGGGGGTAGTTAGTCACACGCATACTCTATGCCACGAACGTGCCAAAAGCAAAAGCCCCCTTTCGGGGGCTTGTGTCAGTTACCGAACTTGACCTTGGTGCCGTCGCGGTATCGGTAACACTTGCCGTCCCACTTGGCGATCCGGTTCTGGTAGCCGTTGCCGGCGAGGCGGGCAAGCTTTTCGCGGGCCTGTTCCCATGTCGCGTACATGCTGCCGACCGTCTCGCAGCCATCGCAGGCGATAGTGTAGGGCTTGGCGGCGGCTTCGGCGTTGGCCTTGGCAATGGCCTTGGCGTTGCTGCCGCGAGCGGCGTTCAGCTTCGCCGTGCTGACTTCGATGGTCTTGGCGCCAAGGCAACGCAGGCACTTACCGTTGGCAATGTGGCCAAAGCGCGCGAAGGCGTCGAAACCGTGGCAGCGGGGGCATGTAACGGTCGTCGTTGCGGCGGTGTTGTTGTTCATGCGCCCATTCTACACGTTCTGCAAACTCTGTCAAGCACTCTTGTGCTGCAGGGGGATCGCAGCATTGCAATGCCGGATCCGGCCAGATCTATGATCTCCGAATCAATCGATCCGCGTCACCTCAGCGCACCCGGTACACACGACGCCGTGCGCCCACGGATCATCGCCGCCGTCGACCAGCCAAATTGGGACGGTGACCTGCATTGGAGAGGGCATCCGGCCTTCTAGCCGCGCCTCCCACTCGTCCGCCGTGTCGTTGCAGTCACACACATCAGACCTCACCAGTCGGCGCAAAAAAAACACCCGCCAGAGTGAGCGTGTCTCGCGACAGAGGCCCGGCGGGCTTGCATCTGCACAGTACCACGCCAGATCACCCGATCACACCCGACAGATCACCCGGACAGATCACAGATCACCCCTGATCCGGCTTTGCAAAGCGGAGATCTGGCCCCCACAAGCATGTGCTTGACAAACTTTTGAAGCTGTGTAGAATGACCTCACGGCGCCGCAATCAAGCGGGCCGGAACGGGAGAGAGACAATGAACACCATCACCACCAAGACCGGCCGCACCCTCCGCATCCGCATCGCTCGTGTCGGCAATGCCTACGTCGGCCAACTCGTCGCCCGCAACGGCCGCCTCGTCGCTGAGGCCGATCCAGTGCGGCCATTCCGCGAGGGGGCTGAGGCCGACGCAATCGCTCTTGCCGCTCAGATCTGATCCCCCCCCCCACAACAACCTACCCCGCACCGCCCCGTCTCAAGCCGGGGCTTTCGGCGTCAGGAGAAACACCATGTACTACGACCGCGCCATGCTCGACAGCGAGCCCGTCTACGTCGAGATCACAACCGCATCGGGACGCCATCTCAGGTTCGAATTTCACCCCGACGACGAGGAACTCTGGTGTGGCCTCCCCGCCGAGCTCGAAGAAAACGAAAACTACTGGGAGCGTGCCCTCGCCGCCTACCAAGACGGCCCGCCAATCGCCGCACCGACGTGTGCCTACCTCGACTCTGAGCTGAGCCGAGATGAGCTCGAGCATATCCTGTGCTCACTCTTCGGCATGTGAGCAATCGTGCGCAATCATGCGCAATCAATAGGAGTGTGTATGTGTAAGACAATGCAACGCGCCGTCATCCGCCAGGCCAAACGTGAGGGTCTGCCAGTTTGGGCGTGGCTCTTGGCTGTGGGCCTCTGAGCCACTCATCACCCAAAGCAAAAAAACAGCCCCTTGCGGGGCTGTAGCTCTTTTTGGAGGGAGAGAGACGCGAGCTTGTCGGACACCCGAGCATTTCGGTGTGATCCATTTCTACAACCATTCAATCGGTACTGTCAACGCCCGCAACCGGTCGGTAATTGGTAATCCCCCTCTAAAGAGGGGGGGATTACCGTTACTTACCGCCTCGTTTGGCTTTGCCACCTAGCGGTAATGGTAATTTAGGTAATCTCATTACCTCATTACGCGGCAAAAAACCGCACCCTAATCAGCCTTCAAGGCACAGATCAGGGCAGAGATCCGGGCCTGATCACAGATCACCCAACCGTGTGAGGCGGGCTTGATGATCTGTCCCTGAATCAGTGATCCGATCACCCCGGACGGGTGCGCCGGCTTGCAGTGCTGTTTTGCACTGGCGGTTGTCATGCCCACGTTTCCCTCAAGGTGGGCCTGCATGGCGGACCGGCTAACGTATGGCGCGCCATCCACAAGCTCGCACCCAGACGACCACCAGGCATTCTCGAACGTCTTGCGGTGCTTCGTCTGCCCCGATTCCTTCGGCGGCGCGGCGGCGGGGGCCTCCTCCTGCTCGAGCACGGCGCTCGTGACCTGCTGTCCCTCGTCGTCGACCCAGCCGGGGATCGCCACGCTGGTCAGCCTCGCGTAGACCGGTGGCAGCATCTCAGCGTCTTTGCTCTTGCGTTGGGTGATTGCGATCGGCTTGTCGTCCTTCGACGGCGTTACGCTGATCTCAATGTCGAGAGCGCCGCGCCACGCCGAGCTTCCTCGAGCTCGGGCTTGTGCCTCCTCACTCACGCCGGTGTGGTGAACCAACAAGACCGAGCACCCAAACTCACCCATCAGGCTCGAGCACGCCGCAAGCATGGCGCGGGTGTCCTGTGCCGAATTTTCGTCGCCAGATAGGAACCGGTGAAGTGTATCGACGACGATCATCGCTGGCCGAACCCCAAGCGCCATCACGTTCGCCTTCACCCGATTGAGGCCCTCGTCTGTGTCGAGGTCGCAGCCGTCGCGACTAAGCCACATCGAAAGCTTGGGCGCACCATGGTGGACCTTCCACGCCGCCACGCGCCCACGCAGCCCGTGGTGGCCCTCGCCTGCGAGATAGACGACTGGCCCAGGCCTGACACGGCAACCGAACCAATCTGCAGCACCGCTCGCTAGGCGAAGGCACCAGTCTAGGACCACGAACGTCTTGCCGCCGCCCGATGGCCCGTGGACCATGATCAAGGCCTGGTCCTGCAGCCACCCTCGCACCAGCCACGAGATCGGGGCTGGCTGGCTCGCGAAATCGTCGGCGGGGATCAGCCAGTCAGGGGCTCGAGGCGCAAGGAGAGACGCCAGGTCTTTGCCAGCCTGGACGTAGTCGTTTGCGTCACCGAGAATCGGCGGGACGACGTAACGCACGCCGTGCTTTGCCGCCGCCTGTTCCGCGTATCGCTGGCCCACGCCGCTCGTGTCGTTGTCGGCGACGACGCAGAGGTCCGCGCCGGGCAACCGCCCTTTCCAGTGCTCCGTCACCGGCACGAGATTGGAGGCGCTGTAGGCCACCACGACGGGCCGCCCGCTGACCTCGTGGACGGTGGCTCCGGTGGCGTAGCCCTCGACGATATAGGTCACGCCGTCGGGCTCGAGGCCTCCGATCAGAGTGAAGCATCCGCCGGTCTGCCCACCTGGGTGATAGAGCTTGCCGCCGCTGGCGTCGATATATTGCAGGCTGGCCAGCTCGTCCTCTGGCGAGTAGAGCGGCGCCACCAGCCGCCCGTCACCGGTGACGCGGAGGTCGTGGGGCCTGATCCCCTTGCGCACGAGATAGGGGTGATCGGCGGGTGCCGGCGCCACGTCCTCCCAGATGCGGCCCACGACGTCGCTGGCCACCTCGTGGCGAGCCTCGGCTTCTGCCTCGCGCTGGGCCTTCACCTCGGCCATGCGCCTTGCGTGCTCAATTTCCTCGGCCGCCGATAGCCGGCGCCCGATCTCAGCTCGCCATGGCTCGTCGATCCCCTGCCGCCAGTCGCCAAAGCGACCGGCCGGTATTCCATCGCTGTACGCGATATACCAAGCGGCCTTCTGCGGACCAAACCTGTGAATCTGTCCGTCGAGAACCACCGAGACCGGCGGGTCGATACCAGCCACCTCGATGGCGCGGAGGAGCTGTTCTTCGGGTGTGCCGGGGTTGGCGGGGACGAAAGCACCGCCACCAAAAAAGCGAGTGAGGTCAGCCACCGATCACCTCCCCACCGCCGCCGAGATAATCGGACAACGCCTTCAATGTCTCGTACGAAGGGGAACCGACGCCGGCTGCGATCCGGTAGAGCGTGTCGCGAGACACACCGGTCCGCCTTGCTACCTCCGCAAGATTGCGGTCTTCCAGTGCCTCTCTGATCTGTTCCAGCGTCATCATGCGATCCTCCATTTGCGAACGTGCTTGACTTCTGCCGCACGTTTGCCTAAAAAACAAGCAACGGCGCAACCCGATCTCCGGACCGCGCCATCAAGGAGGGCCGCATGGCCATTTCGTTACGCCGAACCGGCGCGCTGTCTGCGCCATTTGTGAATGTTTTGGTGCCGGGTGAGTCCGGCGCCGGTAAAACGCGGGCGCTTGCCCAGCTTGACGACGTAGTGATTCTCTCGGCTGAGGAGGGTCTGCTGTCGATTCGTGACAGCGACAAACCCTACATTACGATTAACGGCATCGACGATCTCTACGAAGCCTACGCGTGGCTGACGGAGTCCTCCGAGGCTCGCCAGTTCAACGCCGTTGGAGTCGATTCGTTGTCTGAGATTGCCGAGGTTGTCCTGGCCGCCGAGCGCAAGGGCGGCAAGGGCGCAAAGGACCCACGAGCAGCCTATGGCGAGATGCAGGACAAGATGGCCGGCGTGATCCGCGCGTTTCGCGACCTTCCGAATCGCCACGTCGTCATGACAGCGAAGGTGGAGAAGGGCGCCACCGAGATGGGCGAGCTCCGCTACGTAGCGAGCATGCCTGGAAAGAAATTGACGGCGGACCTGCCCTATTACTTCGACGAGGTTCTCGTTGTCCGCGTCCACCGCACCGGCGAGACGGTGGAGCGCGTTTTCCAGTGCCACGACGATGGCGTCTGGCACGCCAAGGACCGCTCCGGGCGCCTCGACATGTGGGAGCCCTACGACCTGAAGGCGCTGATCGGGAAGATCGGCGGTGCAAAGTGATCGATCTCCTCACCGCATGGATGGACGCGAAGGAGGCGGAGCGATCCGCCCAAGAGCGACGCCGCGACCTCGAGGACAAAATCGCCGCCGCCATGAAGGTGCCCGCCGACCTTGACGGAACCATGCGGCGAGAGTTCGACGGCATCGAGGTCAAAATCGTTGGGCGCATCGATCGCAAGGTCGACACCGACGCCCTACAAGACCTCGCCCGCGAGGCGGGGTTGACTGATCACCTGTCGGCCCTGTTCCGCTGGAAAGCAGAGATCAACGCGAAGGCGTGGGAGCGCGCCGACGAGAGCATCACCAAGCCCCTGATCGGGGCAATCACCACGAAGCCGGGCCGACCCAGCTTCAGCATTGCAAAGAAAGAAGGATGAGCCATGGCGAGACTTGATCAGACTTACGTTGCAGACGATTTGCCAAAGAGTGACCGAAACTTCGAGCCGCTGCCCGCTGGCTGGTACGCCGCGACGATTTCTGAAGCGGATATCAAGAAGACTCAGGCTGGGACCGGCAGCTACATCAAGATGCGCCTCGACGTCACGGGGCCGTCGCACCAGGGGCGGGTGCTGTTTTCAAACATCAACCTGCGCAACCCGAACCCGAAGGCTGAGGAAATCGGTGCGCAGCAGCTCGGAGAGCTTATGCGCGCCGTCGGATTGCCGCGCCTCGAGGATACCGATCAGCTGGTTGGTCGCTCGGTTTCGGTGAAGGTCACGATCAAAGAGTCCGAGCAGTACGGAACGCAAAACGAGGTGAAGGCGTACAAGTCGGCCAGCGGTGCTGCTGCTGCACCGACTACGACGCCAGCTACCTCTGCTGCTGCGGCGAAGACGCCGCCTTGGGGGAAGAAGTGAGCGGGCCCAGCAACGAGACGGAGGTAGAAGTCCTTCTGCGGCGGTTGGTGGAATCCAACGAACAGATCAGCAAGGCGCTGGTGCAGATCGCCCGCGCGTTCCCGTCGGACCATAACGGCACGGCGGTGAACGTTGTGATCTGTCAGCCCGACGGCATGCCAATGATCACCGTGAACCACGACAAGTGGAATCGGTGAAACAACCAGGGGGCGCCCGTGGCCCCCTTTTCTCTGGTGACCCCAATGGCCCCCATCCCTCCACCGCGAAGCCTGACAGCGTCTGCAATCGACGCCCACCACGAGGCCCGCCAGGAAGCTCCACGAGCCCATATGGGCTGCAGCGAGCTGGGGGCCGAGTGTGACCGCTGGTTGTGGCTCAAGTTTCGCTGGACTGTGCCTGAGTCGTTCAGCGGGCGCATGCTGCGTCTGTTCCGCCGCGGCCACCGCGAAGAAGCCGTGATCCTTGGCGACCTGCGGTCGATCGGGTGTGTCATTGACGAAGGCGAGCAGCAGCGCGTGGACTTTGGATGCCATGTATCTGGTTCCGTCGACGCCGTGATCCGGTCTGGCGTTCCCGAGGCGCCGAAAAAACCGCACGTTGCTGAATTTAAAACCCACAGCCTAAAAAGCTTTGCAGACCTCGAGAAGCATGGCGTCGAAAAGTCCAAGCCTCGCCATTACGTGCAGATGCAATGCTACATGCACGGCCTCGGCATCGACCGAGCGCTCTATCTCGCAGTGTGCAAGGACGACGACCGCATCTACACCGAGCGGGTGCGCTACGACCGCGACGTCGCTGAGCGTGCCATCGCCCGAGGAAAGCGCCTCGCCATCGTCGACGAGATGCCGCCGCCGCTGTCACATGACCCGTCGTGGTACCAGTGCAAGCCTTGCGCGGCTCATTCGTTCTGCCACTCGCCGACGACACGAGACGTGCCTCGCTCTTGCCGAACGTGTGCACACTCGACGGCGAAGGAGGACGGCACATGGCGTTGTGAACGCCACGACTACGAGCCGATCCCCGTCGCCAACCAGCGGATGGGTTGCACCGACTACGAGGCGCACGATCACATGGTGAAGCCGTGAAAATCAGGGACTACCAGCGCCGCGCCATCGACATGACGTGGGAGTGGATGGCGCAGAATAGTGGCCATCCGTGTGTCGTACTCCCAACCGGCGCCGGCAAGAGCGTGGTGATTGCCACGATGTGCAAGGAAGCCGTGACGCAGTGGCCCGAGACACGCATTCTCATGCTCTCCCACGTCAAAGAAATCATCGAGCAGAACGCCGAGCGCATGCGCGCCGTGTGGCCGGCGGCTCCGCTTGGGATTTACCACGCCGGCATGCGTCGTCGTGACCTCGGTGAGCCGATCACGTTTGCCGGCATTCAGTCGATCCGCAACCGCGCCGCCGACGTCGGCCACGTCGATTTGTGCATCATTGACGAGTGCCACCTCGTCAACCACGACGACGAAGGTGGTTATAGGCGATTCATCGGTGATCTGACCAAGATCAACCCACACATGCGAGTGGTAGGGTATTCTGCAACTCCTTACAGATTGGGCCACGGATACATCACCGACAAGCCCGCACTGTTCGATGGTCTCGTGGAGCCTGTCAGCGTCGAGGAGTTGCTATCTCGCGACTTCCTTTCGCCTCTACGATGTCGCGCAACAAAAAAGAAGTTTGACACGTCGGGTCTGCACAAGCGCGGCGGAGAGTTTATTGAGTCGGAGCTGCAAGACCTCGTCGACACCGACGCACAAAACGCGATCGTCGCCGATGAAATCATGGCCAATGCGACGGGCCGCAAGTCGTGGTTGCTGTTTTGCGTTGGTGTCCGCCACGCCGAACGCATGCGAGATGCGTTGCGGGCTCGTGGCGTCGTCACCGAGTGCATCACCGGCGACACACCAAAGAGCGAGCGAGAGAAAATCATCGCCGATTTCAAGAATGGCAAGGTCACGGCGATCACAAATGCCAACGTGCTGACGACGGGATTTGATGCGCCGGGTGTCGACTTCATCGCGTTCCTTCGTCCTACGATGTCCGTTTCCCTCTACATGCAAATGAGCGGACGCGGCCTCCGCAAGGCCGAAGGCAAGACCGACTGTCTTGTCCTCGATTTTGCCGGTCTCGTGGCACAGCATGGACCCATCACGGCGCCGAGGGTGAAGGGGCCTGGAAAAGACGGTGAAGTGCCGGTCAAGGTGTGCCCAAACACCGTGATCCGTGGCGGCGAATCGTGCGAGTGCGCCGAGCTTGTCCCGATCCACATCATGACCTGCCCGGCTTGCGGCTTTGAGTTTCCCCGTGCTGCGCCACCGCCGCCTGAGGCTCCACAGCTCGAGGAAGTTGACATGGTCTTTGGCATCAACCCAGACGACGTAAAAGTCCTCGAGGTCACCGAGTGGACATGGCGCAAGGTCGCCAGCCGCTCGGGAAAAGACATGCTGACAGTGACCTACTACGGATGCCTCAGCGACCACCCTGTCACGGAATATCTGACGGTGCTCCACGACGGATACGCAGGACAAAAAGCATGGACAACCGTGATCAAAATGGCGCAGAAGGTGGCAAGCCATCTGCCGCCAGACCTGATCGCAAACAACGATATTGACGCCGTGGCTGCGGCCTTCAACGCCGCTCCACACCCGGTTGAAATTCGGTACACGACCGAAGGAAAATTCAACACAATCACGAGAAGGACGTGGGCATGAACCGACCAAAGGCCCTGCAAGTGTGGGACGACGAGTGCAAGGCGCTACGCGAGCGCATGCCACGTGTGTGCTTCAACTGTTACCACCTCGACGGATACACCAACGCATGCCGCGTTCATGATGAGAAGCCACCCGACGACTTCGCCGAAACGCCCAACGCATGCCCCGACTGGAAAGACGAGGTCCCGTTTTGAAGACCGAGCACGAAGAGCAACGCGAGTTCGTTCAATGGCTGCGCCAGACGCACCCAAGCGTGCGCGTTTACGCGATCCCCAACGGTGGCCACCGTGGAGCCAGCCAAGGCGCCAGACTCAAAGCGGAGGGCGTTACGCGCGGCGTGCCTGACCTCCATGTTCCGGCCTTGCGGCTGTGGATCGAGTTCAAGCGAGCCGACGGCGGGACTGTCAGCAAAGAGCAGAAAGATTGGCATGAGTACTTGCGCGGCCTCGGTGATTGCGTCGTCGTCGCCAAAGGAAAACAACAGGCAGTAGACGCAGTCCAAAAACTCATAGCGGTGACCCGATGAGCTTTCTGTTCCGTATCCTCGGCATCCTCGACGACACCGTCAACGTCGTCGTGGTGCCTACATCGGTGTGGCATCGCATGCAGGATGAGCGCAACGAGGCGCTTGAACGTGTGAGGGTGCTCGAGGTTGAGCTCGCCATCGCCAAAGCAAGGGGAGAGAAACCGTGACGATGACACGAAAAGAAAGGCGCGAGATGGATCGCCTGCGCGCCCTCGTCGCTGAGGCAAACGCGCAACGAGACAAAGCGTGGGAGGCATACAGGGAGATGCTCTATCGCGTCGTCGACGCTGAGACTCGACTGGCGAGAATCAAAGAAGAGCTTGAAGACAGCTTTCACCAATAAGGGGCCAATAATGCCAGGACAAAAAGACGAAGCCATCTGGAACAAAGCCAAGCGCGCTGTGAGCGAGTCTCGCAAGAAACCCGAGTCGAGCTTCACCGATCGTGACTGGGCGCTTGTGCAGACGATTTATCTTATCGCGAGCTTGGTGGACGATGATTGATCTGAGGCTAGGCCGATGGCAGGCGGCGATGGAAGGCCGCCGGTGCATCACGTCAGAAGAGAAACCAGAGCACTACGCCATCGCACGCAAGCGCCTCGACAGAGGCTACCAACCCGGTCTGATTTGAGAGGAGCAACGAGAAGCCATGAAAACGTGGAGAGTCGGAGGCGGCATCACCGCCAGCACCTACGTCGGGGAGTTTGAGGCCGCGACGTGGCAAGAGGCCATCGAGAAGGCGTACAAGGTCGCGGGCGTGTCCGTCTGCCATGAGTGCGCGGAACACATCAGCGACCCGGAGATCGATCACCTGTGGGCCGAGGACGAGGAGACAGGCGACTGCACCAGCGAGCCGATGCTGGGCGACCAAGTGAGCGAGCAGCGGCAGGAGATCGAACGCTACCGCCGCGCCCTCACGCACATCGCGGACACCTGCATCCAAGACCCCGACACCGCGCAGTTCGCGGCGCGTGTGCTCGACGGCAGCGCCGACGTGAAGGAGAAGCCGTGAACGCCAAGACCGCTACGCCGACGCGAGCCGCGCCGCCGTCGTCACGCGGCGTGCTCGATTGCCCCGAGTGCTGTGCGCCGCTGATACCTGCCCACGGACGCGGGCGCTTCAACGAGGACGGAGAGTTCGTCGAGCACCGCGAAGGTTGTCGCTGCCCGTGGTGCGATTGGGTTTGGTTCGACGACAAAGACCCCGTGACGTGCGCCTGCGGTGTCGCCGTCGTCGTCAAGTGTGACGACCAGTATGCCTACGCGAGTGTGAAGGAGAAGCCATGACCAAGAACATGAAAGACATTTCAGCCTTGGACGAGCATTGGTTGCGGAAGTTCGCGGATGAAACGGCGGCGCGAGATAAGGCAGAGCGCGAGCGCGACGAACTGTCCCGCACCGTGGCGGCGTGCGTCGAGCACATCGACGTCGTCGAGCGCATCCTCGGCGACCACGAGGAAGAGGGCGGCGTGTTCATTCCTCGTGCCGACCTGCCCAAGCGCTTCTCCCACCGTGACGGAGACTACCTTGCGGTCACCCACACTGTCTCGGCTGGAACCTACGCAAAGCGAGTCGACGAACGAGACGCCGCCATTCGCGAGCGCGACGAACTTGGCATCCAGCTCGAGGCCCTACGCGAGCGCATGCGGTTGGCGATGGACGTCGTCGAGGCGGCACGACGCTTGGCT